AGCGGGAAATGGGTCTGCTGCGGAACCTACATCCGTCATTAACTGGATAGTGCCATTAGCAGCGATTACGACAACAGAGCCGTAAAAGATGTTAGTGCCAAAACCTGACGCTATAGGGAGTTTGCGAGTGGCCCCTGCATACGGGAGTCCACTCACCTCGTTTATAGGCCGTAGCCCATAAGGGGTAGCTGTAGTAGCCATTTAAATCTCCTAGAATTATCCTTTACCGAAAGTGACCTTGGAACTCCGCTCATTAAAGAGTGGCATTCTAGGGTCTGACTCTCGCATTAAGTTATTGTCCACAGAACGTATTTGAGCCTCATTAGTATCTTTATAATACTGGCTCCGCTCTTGAACAAGTTCTACTGGAGCCTTACACAGCATCAAACCGCCCATCACTACATTGTCTTTGAAGCGTTCATTCTCAATGCTTACAAGTTCAATTTCAGGGTGATCTGTAGCCTTTACAGGTGTCCAGCCTTCTCGTAACTTTGAAGAAACATTAGTTGGATCAGGCTGACCGTTAGTGGCAACGCGAACCCAGTGAAAAGTGTACCCATCTTGCGGCGTAGGATTAGGCAGTACTTCAGCCCTTGTCCATGCTTTCTTACGGGTTTTTTTCGCTGTCGTGTCCAGTTCTCTATCTAATCTATTCTCAGCCATTAGTCTTGTTTCCTCATTAATACCGCAGCTTGTTTAGCGTAATCTTCTAGGGAAACGCCTAGTCGTTTCGCAAGAGCTACTTGTGTTTGCGATAGTGTCACCTTCTTAGGTGCCGTGCTCCGCGTAGCGGGTGCAACCACATTGCTCGATTTTTTCTTTCGTCCCGCCGGTTCATCCTCGATGTCTTCATCGAACTGCTCTGGAAACACCTGCCGCATGCGAGAATTAATCTTCTCGTAGTATTCATCCGATTGGGGATTAGTCCCCGCTTTCGTAAGTTTCGTATGTAACCCCAACGCAAATGCCGTCATTTCGTCATCGTCACCGAACCATGGGTTTGTTTCGCGCCACACTTCAGCTTTTTCATCGCGTTGCACTTGTTGGGGTGCCGCTTGGGGTGATTGAACCGCATTTCCTTCTGGTTGTAAAGTTCCAGTTGCTTGAGTAGCAGCACGGGGCTTCAAGCTTCCCACTTTATCCATTCGGATTTGTGCAGCGTTCAACGCTTGCTGCGCATCGACTATAGAATCTGTCTCTCCACTGTCGTAAGCGTCCTTGTATCGCTTCTTCGCAATAGCAATTTCGCCTTCAACTTGTTTCTTAGCTGACTCAATAAGCGTGTTATGACTTTGGTCTACTGTGCCTTTTAAGTTTTTGTTCTCATCAACCAATTGCTTGGTGTAGCGTTCCAGCTCTTCCCGCTCCCGCTCGGCTGTTTCCTTAGCCCTACGTTCGTCGTGGTAGCCTTTACTAAAATGCTGGATTCGCTTCTTTACTTTGTCTGAGTAGTTATCTAACTCATCGTTAGTAATATCTTCGGGGGGTTCGGATGGGGTACGCCCTCGGTCAGCCTTGGGTGTGTCATCCACCACCTCAATTTCTACTTCCCCCTTGGGTGCTTTCTTACCCACCTGTTCACGGCCAACAGCGCCTTCTACTTCTAGCTCAAACTCATCTTCATTACCTTCTACTTCCACCTCTACATCTCCAGCCTTCTTTTTATCGGGATCGGGAAACTCAAACTCTACTTGTTGCATAGGCATATCTATTACTCCTTAAGCACGAGTGATTGCACTCGGATCATTAACAACCGCTTCAATCGAATCGTCGTTCATTAGACGATACTCCTGAGCACCCACTTTAAACCGTGTACCCGTATTGGCTCGAAACATTACAAAGTCTCCGGCTTTACACCAAGGACCAGTAGGGAATCGTTCCTTATCTGAGTACGCTTGCTCCCCCATGTCTAGCACAACCCCTATCGTAGATAGGATGTACTCCTCATGGAGAGTTTTTGCTGCTTTCACAATACCACCTGAAAACGTCTCTTCTACGTTCGGAAGGGCTATCAACACTCTGTATCCAACAGGCTTAGGAATAAGTGCTTCCATCTCCTCTTGGGATACTTCCCGCGTTAGCTCCTCCGTTTCTATTTTCTCTTGGCGCTTCATCTCTAAAGCTGTCATTTCAGTCATCGTTGTCTTCCATATAGTTACGCGAGAGGTCATTTATTTCACGTAATGCGGTGTCCAGACCCCGAAGCACACCACACACTTCTTTATAGGCGGCATAGTCTTTCGCTGCACCGGACCTTATAAATTCTTCGCTAGACCGCTTGTGGTCTGTAAGTACATCGTTCAGCACGTCAAAGACGGTTTTAGCCATTAATTTCTCTCCCCTAAACGGTCTAGGCCAGCAAGCGCGTGTGCTAGGTTTAATGCTGCTTGAGAAGCCTTCATAGCTTCGTTAGGCTCCTCCACTGCTGCATCGTGGCTAAGGCAATACATCGCCCTTAGCATTTCTCTTTCTACCTCTGCCTGAGAATAATACTGTCCATCATTTATATTCTTGGGATCACGTCGTACATCTTTCATAGGGTTCTAACTCCTGTGGTTTTAAGGTTAATGTTATCTGTTCTCTTACTTAGCTTTCTTCCTCGCCGTAGCAGACAAGTCCTTTAGGTGAAATAACTTCACACTACCTTTAGTATGACTCTTCCCACTGTGCAAAGTGCCATCAGCCATCTTGTGTGAATTACCTTTAAATTCAGTTCCATCTCTTTTGTAATGCTTAACACCTTTCATATTATCTATCCTCTCGGTTATCGCGGTTGGCTTCCGCCATATCCCGTTCCGCTTCGGATTGTGTTCGTCGTTCTTCCCCCGCAGCCTTAGCCATATCTAATATTATCTTCGTCTCCGCTACATCATTCTTAGCTTCGGACTGTTGGTTCTGTGCGGCTATGCGGCTAGCTTCCAACACTGCCGTGGTCTGGGCTTTGTCTTTATCCAATGCGAGGCGCTCTTGGTCGAGTGCTCCATCCATAGCATCTTTAGCAGCCTTGCGCTGGAGTTCCCCTTGCTTGATCTGAAGCTCCGCTTGCTGCATCTGAATAAGTGGGTCTTGGGCCTGTTGCTCGGCTTGTTGCTGCGCTGCCTGTGCTTTCTTCTGCTCAGTAAGCTGTATAGCCGCTCTTGACTGTAGCCCTGCCAACCTAACCTCAAACTTTTCAGGCAGCTCTTCGTTGGGTGGGGGTAACGGTTGACCCAATTCTATTTCTATCTGCTGTCTATATAAGAAGGCTGTATGCTCTGCGATGTGAGCTTGCAGTGCTCCCATAATCTGGTTAGCCATGGGGTTCTGCCCAATAGTTGCAGCCACCTGCGGGTCTTCAATAAAGGCTCGGTGCGTAGCAATATGCGCCTCGTGGTTCTGGTGTATAAACGCTTTGATAGGCGTTACGTTTAACGCATCCATATTCTCGCTCACCGGGTCTGTAGGCTTCATTTCTTCACCCCCCGCTGGTACCAACTTATCGGAATTCTCAATACCTAACACCTCAATCATCTGGCGATGTAGTTGTGGTAGGTCATATATCTGTGGAGCGGCCTGTGCCATCTGCATAACAGTCTGATACTGCACAACGCGCTGCGCCATCGTACTGCTATTAGGATCACTGACAGGGATTACTTCTACCGTGGCATAGTCGTCTTGACGGGCACGCGGGGTGCCACGATCAGGCTCATAGCCGTACTCAAGGGGTGCGTACTCAGCCATAATAGCCCGAAGCAGTTTAAATTCCTGCTTCATAGCGTAGTGAACACGGGATTGCACCGCAGCCATTGGCTTTAAAGTACGCTCAAGTAGAGCTAATGTGGTGCCGACAGGTGCATTTGCACTCATATCGGAGATGTTCATGTCTGATATAGCGCCTAATCTACGGCCTTCTTCAGTGATCTTGTCCAATAGAGCCAATAGTGTCTGACTAGGCTCTTTATAGGGTAATGGCAGGATATTCTCGCGTATTGACCCACTAGGTACGTCAACATCACGGAATTCACCTGGTCCAATGGGAGTATCGTCTCCTTTTACCCGTAATCCACGTGATTTTAGGCCACCGGGTAGGTTAGAAAGGGTACCCGCGTCAACTAATTGACGGATTATAGAGGTTCCTGCGCGTGCATAGCCTCCAATAATGTGAATTAAACCAAGACCATAGAAACCAAACCCCGGAACGTACACATAATGGACAAAATGTTGACGCTTTAGCTTCAACGGATCGTCAGGATTCCAGTTTCTACGTACTGCCAGCACTGTTCCAGTGCCTTGTTCTATAGTTACTACATAAGGCAGGGCTATTTG